TTTGTGATAAGTTTCTATCAACCTTTTTTGATAGGGCCAGGGATGATACAACATACTACCTCGTGTAGGATGTTGTATATAGAAAAAGTTATCCATAAAATATAGATAACCATTTATTGGATCACAACACTTTACAAAATCATCCAGTTCTTTTTGTGTTTTGAATATTGTTTTTGTATAAGGTGTTTTTACTAAAGTAGATGTTCCACTCATAAATTTATTTATTGAGTAATTATTTGCTGAAGGGATTTTCGCCTGTAATATCTGGTTGTGCAAACCAAAGTTTAAACCATTCTTTATCACCAGGACGAATATTATGTTCGCGCATATATTCTGCTTTTTTAGTAGCTAGAGCAGAATCGGGAGTTTTTTTTGTTTCTCCCGTAATCTTTCCATTACCACTCAAGCGTTTTAACTCATCTAGTGTCATATCTTTTTCAGGAGTAGGTTTGTACTCCTTCATAGATTGATATGCGTTTTGTAGTTTAGCTTGTTTAAATGGATCAAACATTATGTTAATTCTTGCCAGCCAAGTTCAGCCAAGACATCTGCGTTGTTGGCGGTGGCTGCTATAGCCAAGGTCACTGTGTCGCTGACACCTGCTAGTGTTCTTCCTAATTGGAACTGGAAGAAATCTGTAGCACTCAACTGTGTCAACTCTCTGGCACTAGCATATCCTGTTTGTATTTCTATACCGCCACTGATAGCAGTTGCAGCCAAATCATATTGCACGGTGCCAGTTGGACTGGTTCCTGCAAAAGTGGCTCCAGTCAATGTGGCATTTTGTAACAATGTCCAGCGATAGTAATTCACGCTAGGACTCAATACATCAATCTGTCTAGGGAAAACAATACTATCTAATCTGGTTGGTGCTAATCTAATGCTGACGACAGGATAATATGTACCGGCCGTAGCCAATCTTTTTTGTGTAGTTCCGGTACCGGCGGTCTGAGTAGTACCAAAACTGTTATATCCACCTTCACTAATAATGGTACTACAGATTTGTGTCATTTGACTAGCACTAGCAGTTGCACCTGTGTTTGTGATTTCATAACGTATAGGTAATGTAGCAGTAGTCATATAAACTTTGGTATTGCCAGTTTGATTAGCATGTTGAAATGTATGACAAAGTATATATTGACCATTGATAATGAACCCTACACGAACATTACCTACACCTAACCATTCAACATCAGCGTAATAAATCTGTGTGCGGTCTGGATATAAAGTTATGCCTGAAGGATTGTTAGCACCACTCGCACCATTTAACCTGTCTCCGTTCCAAACATCCTGTCTTACTCTTTCTTCTACGCCAGTGGACCCCGAGCGAATAACCATATAATTATATGTTCCATCATTTTCAAAAAATACACCGTCATTAGCACCAAACAATCCCACACGCTGGCGTAGATTTGTCTTTGGTGTGCTCATACAGAATGTAAGCAATGTAAGTTGGCTTTTGCCTGGCTGATAGGGGAACACTTTCTTTGATTCTCTTATCACACTATCATTTACTGATGAACCTACATTGAGTTGAAAACTACTTTGATTTTCAACATATACAACATTTGCTATACCGAGAATAGAGTTACTAAACTGTTGGTGGTCATAGTATCTTGCATTAGTATCAAACAATGTATAAGGATTGCTTACACGCAAGCGACCAAATGCGTCACTTGTTGCTCCGCTGAATCCTGAAATGATTACGCTAGTATTGTTGTCAATAGTAGCAGTAAGATTACCGGTTACTACCCAAGGATTTGTGCCTTGAGCTACAGTTACATTACCCCCAGTAATGTTTGCGTTAACATTCGGCATTGTACCAATATTAACATTACCAGTAACTCCTACATTACCATCAATAGTTAAACTGCCACCACCGTCTACTACAGTAACGTTGGATGATATAGAACTTACTGCTACCGTGCCTGTAACTGCGGCATTAACATTGCCACCGGTGATATTAGCATTTACATTGCCTGTAATTGCCGGCATAGTACCAATATTAACATTGCCTGTTATACCAGCAAGATTACCAGTTAATCCAACATTGCTTCCAGTTACATTAGCATTAATATTTCCTGAAGTTACTATTACATTACCACCAATAGGCATATAAGGTACATCTAATATACCAGATGTACCAATTTCATCTAAATGAACGTGTACAGGATCTTCAGCAGAACTATTTACTGTTACTGTTCCAGGAATATTAACATTACCAGTAATGACAATATTACCTGTAAATCCGGTACGTACATAAACGTTGCCCGAAGCTTCATCTAATGCTAGTGCTTGATTTATATTTCTCAAGTACCATGGTGCTACTTCAGTTGGTTCTGGAAATGCCATACATTACTCCTTAATTAAAACCTGAAGTGCCTGTATCAGCATGTGGCATGCCTAATTCAGAAACGCTAAAAGTTGCATTACTTGCACCGGCATTTATAAAACTAATTACATTGCCTTGCCCGACATATACGTCATTTAAAACAGTATTACTAGGTACAATGCCGCTTGCTCTTGGACAATTACTGCTATCTAACACATCATCAACATAAGGAACACCATAAGGTGTAAATTTGTATGCTGCTGTACTTATTTCAACATTTGCATTTGCAGTTAGTGTCAAACTTGTAGCATTTGCAATGCTAGCAACTATTCCTACTGTAACACCAGTTGAATTTCCTATCCAATAACCAACACCTAATTGGTTAACAAAATCACTACTAGTGCCAGTTACAGTTTTACTATTGGTAGCACATACTACAGTACCATTGCCTGAAACATTTGGAAACCCAACTCCAAATAATATTGGATTTTCTGTCGTTGCAATTCTTACTTTGTCTGTTGCTATGTTAGCTGAGACATCGGCTGTACCTGATGAATTATAAACATATGTTGTCATATTTTTTCCCCGATCACAACTTATATTTATGCTTCTATGAAAATAAAAAGTCTACTTGATATCCAACGCCATCTTTTTAGTTGCTACTATACAATAGAATTTTTCTTTAAAAGATGATTTACCGTCAACTTCAACTTCTAAAGTTAAATCAAAATCTAAATTGTTGAAGTGATCAATTTGAAATCCGGTTCGTCTCAACAATGCATTCAATTGATTATGACCTAAAATACTATAATGGTTTAGATTGAATTCATGATTTCGTTCGCAGTTTGGTTGAGGTACTTCTATATAAATTTTACCCCCGCTTTTCAAGACTCTGTTAAATTCTATCAATGAAAAAATAGGGTATGGGCTATGTTCTAACACATGGCGTGCAAAAATAAAATCAACACTTTCATCATGAAACCCATCTTTCTTAGGTAAGAAACTGAAATCATATTTCTTTATAGTGTGACCTTTTGATATGCAATGCTTGACATCAGGGTCGCTTAAAGTAATACCTATGCAGTTAGTATAACCTCTCGATTTCATTTGGTCTAAGAAATAACCTGTTCCACATCCCAAATCTAAAATTTTTGCATCTTTATCTAGGTTAAGTGGATCAACGTATGTCTTTACCATTTGTTCAGTTAAATCTTTGTGATATCTACTTTCACCTTCTGAATAAATGTGTGTTGAATAAATCCACTCATGGTATAATTTCAACTTTAATAAATCTGTTATGTTATTTGTATCAATCATTTGTATCCTACATCATTTGATGTAAGTACTTATAAAAGTTGAAGTCTGTATTATTTTTTCTTGTAGCCCTTAAATGGCTTAACAACACTTTGTGTATTAGTTGATTTCATTTCTTGACTTCTCATGTCACCGTGATTATGATCTTTATGCGGAATACCCACTGCCTTATATGCCAATTTGAGCATATCAGATTCTACTTCTGAATATGGATGTGCTGTATTATATTTTGCATTCCAACTTTCACCATCCATATCTGGCATTGTAGTTCCATCAGTTGATGCCACTGCCATCATTACTCGGTTTAAATCATATCCACGATCATAATTTGTGTCGCTGAAGGTATGTATCCCTCTGGTTGCCATACGTTGTCTATCAGAAAGTTTTCCCTTTTTTTCTTCAAATACAAATTCATCGGCTCTCATTTTTTGTATCCTTTAAAAGGTTTCAGCGGAGAGGTTTTATCAACATCATCTAATTCTTCACTTCCTGGCGAACTTACCATAGTTTTACCTTTTTTGCCGATTTTTTTCAAAGCCTGATCAATTACCTTACCTACATCTTTATCAAAACTACTTACAACCTGTTTTTCATTCCATAATGTCTCAGCTTCAAATTTTGGTTTGAAGTTATTTACGCCATCATCTATACTTGTTCCTCTAACATCAGCTATAGCAACACCAAAACGATACAAATCATAGAAATCTTGATTTTTCAATTGATCTACAGTATAAGTGTAGGGTAATGTTTTAGCAGCAACATCTAATCCGTCGTGGATGCCATCAAGTGATGTTTGTTCAGTAATAAATTCTTTTGCTCTCATGTTGGTTCAACCAGTAGTTGTGAATAAATGGTATGCGTTAAATTATTAGAAGTGATTGGATTACATAATATTCGTAAATTTGAACCAGATATAGCCATATCATATCTACATATTGGAGTTCCTATAAATGTTGTGCCATACGCAGAAAACACAACACTACTATTGTCATTACTTATCTGTGCTGATAAAGTAATGTTTTGGCTATTAGCAAAGTTATCTTTGCTTCTAACTGTAAACATTGCACTATTAAAGTTAGATATTTCAGTATCAAATATAATTTGTCCAGGGGTATTACCTGTAGTATTAGCACTTTCTGGTACACTAGCGGTATTGAATAACGTTGTAAAATTGTTGTTGATCTTACCGAAAGCAGTTCTTAGTGGATCACCTGTACCATCGTTGGGTGCTGCACCAATATTGATTATTTCTTGTGCATTAGTAGCCGGGGTCGATAATAAATCAAAAACAACTGGATCTGATACAACCATTGAAGTTTGTACTGTGATTTCAGTTTGGCTTACTAATGGTTCTGGGTCTAATACTTCAATTGTTATTTTGCTATTCAATAGATCAAAAATTTGTTGGAAATTATCGTTGATCTTAAGAAAAGCTTGATGCCAGTTATCCGCATACTTTTTACCTAATATTATTGGTTGAAAATTTACATTACCCAACCCCTCTATCGAAGAAACAATATTACGTACATTTGCAAAATTATTATTTATTTTGGTAAAAGCAACCATAAAACTGTCACCTTTACCATCGTTAGGTAAAACACCTGTACTAACTAGTTCAGGTTGTAATTCTGTAGTACCAAAGTATAAATTAAAAAAGTTAAACAATAACACAAAATTATTGTTTATCTTATTGAACGCTAATCTAAATGAATCACCAGTGCCATCGTTGACCGACACACCTGTGTTTATATATTCGGCGATTAATCCATTTGGAAAGTTAGAAAGAGCATTGTATATGCTCAATGTGGTATTTGATTCTTGAACTGACATATTGCGTATTTATCATTTTTTAGATGATACGCTGTCCATTATCTTTTTCTGCTGAATATACCATTCTTGCCAAGAGTTGACTAACTCACTGCAACTATAATACTTGGTATAATTTCTAGTCATAACTTTCAAGAAATCACTTAATATCACCTTTTCTTGGTCAATTGTTTCCAATTGTGGACATTTTTCCATTAGCAATGGAGGTACATCAGGAAACTTTTGTTTGACTGGTACAGTAGTTGAACAACCCACAAGTAACACTGCTATGATAAGTATGGACCACTTCATTTATTTTCTTCTTTTTGATTTTCAGGAGCAACATTCTTTGCTGCTAAGTTATGTACCTGAATCACACTATTTGGTATTTCACATATGTTATTAAGTTTGACGATTTCTCTGTCAATATATTTGATAACATCTTCACCTTTTTCTTTGATAATTTCACGTTTTGTTACAAATTTTGTCACCACTTCGGTGTTTACTTTTTGTCCTTCTGCTTCAGCTTCTTTTAGTTTGACTTCTAATTCTGCAATTTTTAGCTTGTATTCTTTTTCAGTTTTTAGTTTTCCCTGATTGTATAAACCAACGCTAAAAAACAAGGCGCCCATCACAATGATGGGCAACATTCGTTTTTTTACAAAAGGGATAAAACGTAATAACAAACCAACTATTAGTAGCAATACCCCTGCAGTAACGATTAGGTTAGAAATTATTTGCGAAAGGTTAAATAGTGTGAACATCAACACTATTTATACTTTAAATTGTAAAATATGTTTGTTTGCTCATCAAAATAAGCAACAATATTTAACCTAACAGAAAGAGAAGAAACGTCATGAAATGAATGAATTGTAATGTCTGGTTTACTATTTTCTAAAACAAATTTACCTAAATCACTTTTGGCCCATTCACGAATATGACCGTTAATTTCTTCATAGTCCCCGATAAAAAGTATAAATTCTGCAACTTTTACTTTTTTATTGTCGGTAACTCTGAGAGGTGTATTTTCATACGGCCATCGTTGCTTTAAGAGCGCCATGACTCTGATATCCTTCCAAACAAATGTCGTTCATTGTCATTTCAAAAATGTTTGTCTTACATGTATTTAATAATAATTTTGGTAATGGATATTCAGTTCTTGACAACTGTTCTTTTACTTGTTCAATATGATTTTTGTAGATATGTGTATCACCCGTGCTAATAACAAGTTCACCCACTCTGTATCCACAATGATGTGCTAATAAATGTGTTAGTAATGCGTAACTAGCATAATTAAATGGGGCGCCCAAAAAAACATCTTGGCTACGCTGATACATGTGGCAACTCAGTTCATTGTTTTTACTTACATAAAACTGACTCAAAACATGACAAGGTGGTAATGCCATTTGATCTAGTTCACCTGGATTCCATGCACTTAAAACATGTCTACGGCTATATGGATCTTTTTGTAGTCCATTGATCAATTCTTTGAGTTGGTCGGTTTCTTTGATATGAATTGACCCACCGCGATTGTACTTACTGCCAAAGTCATCTGTAAATGTTTCTTGTTTATGTACAACTGGAGTTTGCCAATGACGCCATTGAACACCGTACACTCTGCCTAAATCACCAGAATATTTGACTTTGTTTTTCCAATAAGGAGCTAGTGCATTTGGTGTCCAAATTGTAACAGTACCTTCTTTGGTGCCATGTGTAATTTCAGCTAAACGACGTTCATCTCCGCTACCTTCAATAAACCACAACAATTCACCAACCATTGCTTTAAATGCAAGCTTTTTAGTAGTAATTGCAGGAAACCCTTGTCTTAGATCAAAACGTACTTGCCTAGAAAATACACTTAATGTGCCCACTCCTGTACGATCTTCTCGTTCTTCACCGTTATCTAAAATGTCTTGTAGTAAATTGTGATATTGCTTCATTTTCTTTTGTAAATTGTATATGTATGATCAGAATGTGTTTCTGTATATGAAGGAACAAATTCTTTCTTCAATTTTACTAAGTCAATGAATGTATCAGCAACGTAATCGGCAAAAGTTTCAGTAAGATGTACTTCATGTATTAGATGCCAACTTGAATTTACAACTTTAGCACCTCCTATCAACCAAACATCACTTAAATCCATCTTATCAACTTCAGGCAAGCCCATTAGTGTTGTAACACCTTTGATATAAGATGTTGTTACTACAACGTTAATTCTGTTAGGTAGTGGCTTTACGGGCAAACTCTCATAAGTATTTCTACCCATCATAATAACTTTACCGGTAGTAAGCTTTTTGAACCTAGCTAAATCACCATCTAGTTTTTCCCATGGCAATTTATTTTGATACCCAATGCCTCCATTGGGTGTACATGCGATTATCAATTTCATAAGTTTTTCAGC